TGGCAAAGCTCAGCGCGTCGCCGTTGGCGCCCGTCGAGGCCGTGGTTTTGCCTGCCGAACACAGGGTGATGAGACCCGGGAACTGGTTGGTCGCACCGGTGCCGTTCACCATCATGTCCTGGAACTGACGGCCGGCGCTCTTTGCCTTCGAACCAATCTGCGTGGCAGTCTGGTCGTTGTGCTTCGAGCGGGTCGCCTGGATCAGACCATTGATTTCGGCGTCACCGATGATCGTGGTCAGCGAGCTGGTGACCTGCGTGAAGGTCGCAGCGGCCTTGGCAGTGATCGTATCGCCAACACCCGCAACCTGAACGTCGCCAAGGATGTTCTCACGGTTATATGCAAGCGAGTTGCCGTCGATCCCTTCCATGGGGAACAGCTGATAAATCTGGTTGACATCGATGACATTTTCGATAATGCCCGCGACAAAATCGTCCTGAGCCAGCTTGGCTGACTCGACGAGGGTGATGGACGGCATAGCCTAAACTCCTGATTTGTGATGCTTATGGGGATACCCCGGTCCGCATCACGCTTTCCAGGCTTCGACCTGCGGGGCCGTCGCGGCGTCGCATTGTCGCGAGCTCATATGTCGTGGGGCTCAGTGCAAGCGGACCAGCGCTCGCACATAAAAGAAAGGGTGGGAGTTGCCTCCCACCCTTCGGTTACTGCCCCGCAGGCGGAGCCGCATCAGACAGGCTGTAACCTACCTCCCACAGGGAAAATTAGGCCGCGCCGAGCGAACCAACCTGCTGCAGCCGCTGCAGACCACTTGCGATCTTGTCATTCGAGCTGCGGCCCTGCTGTTGCTCACGCTGCTGCTGAAACTGAGTAGCCTGACGCGAAATCTGAGGGGCAGGCTTGCCGCCGCCGCCCTGCTGCTCACTTTCAAAAGCGCCACCGAATGACTTGTTTGCCTTCATCTCACCAACAAGATCACCCACACCCATGAAGCCGCCCTTGCCATCACCACGGAACTGGCCATCACCATCGACCACACGAACGACATACTTGCCCGTAGCATCGTCCTTGACGACCTTGGCCGACTTTTCAATGTGGGGCATAAGGAAGAGCTCGTTGCCCTTGTGTTCGGCGATCGCTGACTTGGCGACATTGCCCACTAGGTGTTCAACCAGGGTGGTTTCCATATCCGACAGCTGGGTCTTGAACCCATCCCGTTCCGTCTGGAAGGTGGCTTCAATTTCCGACTTGATCTTTGCGGGATCAACCTGGGCCTTTGCCGCAAGCTGCGCCCGCAGGTCAGTGAGGCTGGTCTGGGCTGCTTCGACCGTCTCGCCAAGGCCAAGGTCCTTCAGGATAGCCGTAGCTGAAGGCTGCTGCTTCAACGTCTTGTTGGTGTCCCGTTCTTTCTTGAGAGCCCCGTTGAGACCATCCATCGCCGAAGCGAGGCCCGCCACTTCAGGGCGAACCGAAAACTTGCCATCCTCACCTTGAACGTAAGCACCACGAAAAGCCTCAGGCACCGTGTCCACGCTGTCGAGGGTTGGATTGGCTGCGAAATTGAACTCCATTTGATTTGTCCTCCTGGGCATCTCGCCCATGTCATGCTTGAGGTGCCGTAGCGTCGCGCTGCGGCTTGCCTCAATCCATGTCCCTTAATTCTCTACTTGCCCATTGTGCGCCATCATATACCCCCATTGCGAAGTTCCTCCAAGGTCAATCTACGCCCTGAATTATCCACAAAGGCCCCAAGCTTTGTGCCTGCTCTATACATGCGATAACGAGTAGGACCCAAAACAGTCCGTTGGAACTCAGCTGACTGTAATGCAAACCATTCCTCGTAGGTGGTTTTGGAGGGCACCTGACCCACTCGGGCCTGCGCCCACTCTTTACGCACCTGTTGAATTGGCACCCCGCGTGCTTTAGCTTCCTTGCGGAATTGTGCTTCGCGACGCTCGCGAACACGATCATCCGCAACATACGGACGATTGCCCACAAGCCCCTCAGCAGACAGGACTGCCACAAGAATTGATCGGCAATTGATATGCGCTGGAGGGCTAGCTGTCTCCGGTTCGAGAGGAGGAGATGAGACCTCTGCCGGAATAATGCCACCGGCTGATACCGGACGCACGTGACCGTCTCGGGACTGACAGATTGCGGAGGTTCTACCGTCTAGCACCGAGGTCCACCGGAGGCACAGAACGATGTCTGCATTTGCCTCCCACACGAGCTGTCGCGCAGCCGTCGAGGCTTGGCTCAGGCCCGTCCTCGCGATGGCCGATGCGTCCCGCTTGGTTGCCTCAAGGATGCCATCCCGATAGTTATTGGCCCGTGACCCACGGATACGTCGGATAAGCCCGTCAAGGGTTTCGCCTTCAGCGATACCAAGGCGCAGAGCCCGCTCAATCCGTTGAACGGTTGCAGCGCTCAGACCTTCAAACCATCGAGCTATTGTGAGGCCTTGCACTACTTCGCCCGCTAATGCCCGTGCAGCATCTAGGGTTACTGCGGCAAGGCTAAGTTGAACAGGTGATACCCGCTCAATCGTAGAGGCTTCCCAGGCTGCTTCCTGCACGGCGAGCTCGGCCATAGCCGACTCCACCTGACCTGCAGCTTCAGTGAGACGTGAGAGAATGAGGTCCTGCACCGATTGAAGCAAAGACTCAAGCCGAGCAGGTGTAATCCCGCTAGCAAGCCTTGCACCAATCTGGTCAAGCAGGTCTCGTTCGATTTCACGGAGAAGCTCTTCGACCCGTTCAGCCTCGCCCCGCTCCAATCGGAGGAGGGCTACCTTGCGGCGGACTGCGGCATCGAAGAGCTGTTCATTGGCGGTGCGGGCCATGCCCTATTATTCCTTGGCGGGGTTGTTGCCGGTTTGAGGCTTCTTGTCCACCTTGGGCTCCGTAGGCTGTTTGCCTGCCGGGTCCTTCGGATTGGTCCCGTCTTTTGGCATGCGGTTCTGAAACAGGAAGCCACCAACTACGGAGCCTGGAGGCAGCTCATCTTGCAACCGTTCGGCATCAAGCTCTGGGTCATATTCACTGCGGAAAATGTTGCGAGCTTTCATCTCATCGACCCACGCTTCGCGACTAATGTCCCCGCGCGAGCGAGCACTGTCAATCGTCGACAGTTCAGCAGGATCACCTGCATCCACGTCGGCCTCGAGGTCAAACACCACACTGCCCACTTCTTCAGTCGGGCCCATCTTGGTCCAGTTGGCTGTGTGCCGCAAAGCCTGCATCAGGTGTTCGCCAAACTGACGCACCCATGTCTGCAGCAAGCTCTGAGCTTCGGAGCTATCAAGCGCGCGACCTGTAGCAGAAGCCCGTCCAGGCTGACGCTTGAGAAACTCTGCGCCGTAGCTGGCCATGCGCTGCTCAAGGTCTTGCAGGTCCTGTCGACCCGAATTGATCGCAGCTCCACTATGTTCAACATAGTAGAACTTGCTTTCAGGGTTCGGTGTGGACAGCCACTGCTTGGGGCCTACTACCAGAGGCTTTTCACCTGCGGCGGGATCGACGTCTGGCGCACCAGACACGGCGAGCATGGCAAACCGCGAGGTGGTCAGAATGGATCGCTGATCCGAGCCCGACTGGAAGTGGGCAATGTTCAAGTGGACAAGGTCTTCAAGCGGAGGCTTTTCACCATCGACACAAAACTTGACCGCCGGGATTTCCGCCAAGCCCGTAAAGCCGGCGTCTTCCAGCTTCCACACCCACTTACGTGCACGCTTGTCCTTGATCTTAACGTAGAGTTCCCAGCTGCCGGGACGATGAACGCGTATACGCTCAACCAGCACCTCACCGAAGGGGCCGTCTTCTTCCATGGTATTTTCGATGACGCGGATTTGAGTCCATACATGCCGGCCCTTGTCCGCCCGGCCAATGGCAAAGATGACGTCCTCTGGGCAGACGACCTTCCACAAAGGACGCAGGCCATCACGCTCATCATCAGCGAGAGTGCGAGGCTGTCCATCTGCGCGGGGCTGACCCTGCGAGAAGTCAATAAAGAGCCAAGCTTCCCGCTTAGCTACCGCTTCACGGAACCAGGCTTGTGCCATATCGACCATGGTGCGACCGGCACCGTCCGCGTCCTTTTCGATCGCCTCGATCTTGGCAGGCAAGTCCTTGAATTGGGGAGGGTCTCGGAAAGCCTTACCCACGAGAGTCTCGAGGGTGCGAGCAGTCCAGTTGTCAAGCACGCTGACGGAGAGGCGCTCGAGGTAGCCTGCGGCCGTTTCGTATTCATGCTGTGGGAGATATTTGGCCTTGGCCGAGCGCATAGCATCTGTCCCATCAAGAACAGCCTGGATGCGATGCCACTTGGGCTTCATATAGTCATATTCAGCGGACGTGCCTTCAACGCCCTTTGGACCATTGCCCTGGCGCCGGAGCCAGTCAACGTAGGGTTCGCCTGCGTGGATCTTCCCGTCGCTGTCTTGGTTCGGCACTGCCGTGGCCATGTTCTTCAGCTCCGATTGGTTAAATGGGTTCGGGCGGACGCTGCCGTGTTGTGAGGCCTGCGTCCGCCGTCATTCCCCTACATCGCGCCCTGGCGAACCCCACCAGCTGACGCGCGGCATCGATAACGGGCTTCGTCAGCAATGTGATCTTCAGCGTCAGTATCCACATCATCTGTGTTTTTATCATCGCGGGGAAGAGTAGGCACTGTCTCTAGAAAACTACCGCAGGTGCGGAATACAAAGATGCCTGGTTCATCCCGCACCCATGAGTGAGGCATGATTGTGCCAGGCTCCACATTGGGACGTTCCCATGGAGGTATAGATGCAAGCATGCGCTTACGCATTTGTTCCCAGCCATGCTTACGAGACCCAGGAGACTTGTCAGCTTTCTCCCACATCACCCCGGCCTTGACAAAGTCTGAGTAGATACTGGGTCCGTTTTCTTCAGTCCAAATAGCAGAGTCCGCAGGACCCGCCTTGGGCTTGAGCCGGATAAGCCCACGCTGAAGCATTGCAGCTTCTCGGTCTTTGACGCCCTTAGCGATTTCACTCGCGAGCATGTTCAGACCCACGTTGGACTCGCGTTTGCTGCACCCATACCACTCATGGATACGGAACAGGTCGCCTCGGACCGTCCTGAGCTTCCTGCCATCAGCCAGGACTGCATCGGAACCGTCCGATTGTGCCCACCAGCCCACACTGAACGGTTTGGACGAGCCCCAGTCGAAGCTTCGGTCTACCTTCCAGCCCGCTGGGACGTTGAATGGATCAATTGCATGACGCTGCATATCCCACACGTCATCGAACATGCCGCCTGCAACAATATCCCACCGGCCATATAGCCATGCAGCAAGTTCAGCCTTGTTGCGGGCAGAAGCCCGCAGGCGTGAAATATACTCAGGGTCTGCCTGCAGCAATATCTGGTTCTCATGAATGGAACCATGCAGCGCTACCCGGTTTGGTTCGGGGTTACCATCCTGGTCAACCGCATCACGAATAACCTTGCCCCGCATATAAGGCAGGCGGAAGCGGCGCTTTACCCAGTTGTGGCCTGAGCCATACGGGTTACAAGTAGAGCGAACTCGCTTTGGCACCAACGGATTGGTCGAGCGACAGCAAGAGAACATCTTGCGGTAAATCCCGTCATCCGCCCAGTTGGTAAGTTCTTCCCACCCAATCCATGGATAGGCGTGGCCGTGGTAGTTCCAGTAATCATCGACAGTCTTGGCATGCCGCAGAAGCAGCTGTTCGCCATCTGGGAAATACCAGGTAAACTCTTGTTTGTTGAAAGTAGCTGTGGGGAAGATACGCTTGAACCACTTTTGGGTCTTGGCAACAACGTCCCCAAGTTCCTTGTAGGTTCGGCGAAAAAGAATGCCACGCCAGTCAGGCCCAAGGCCTGTGCCGACTTCACGGGCAAAGTCCATGAGCAGCGCGTCGGTTTTACCCGGGCCGCGGGTGCCTTCATATAGACATTCAAAAATAGGGCACGTAAGAAAAAGAACCTGGGAGCCAGGCTGTGGCTCCCAGATTTTCTCTACATCATTTGGCAGTTGTAACATGCATAGCCCTATGCGCTGTTAGGCGGCGTGCAATCGTTCCGACCATGTTTGGATTAAACTGCCAAGG